AATTCGCCGCGACGCCGCCGACCCCGCCAGGGGCGGTGCTGGACGTGTTGCCGTTGGCAGAGGTGCCGCTCGCGCCGCCCTGGGCGTAGGCCGTGGACGCGGCGCTGTTGAACCACGTGTCGGCCGTTCCCGCCGACGACGACGTGCCGACCGTACCGCCGCCGACGCCAATGCCGATCGGGATCGATGCGCCGGGCGAAGCCGAGAAGTTGGCCAGCACCGTGTAGGCGCCCGACCCGCCGCCCGATCCGCATGCCGTGGGCGTGGTGCTCACACCGGTGCCACCGGCGCCGCCGGCCCCGATCAGCTCGATGGTGTTGCTGGCGCTGTTCCAGTCTGACGGCACGGTCCAGGTGGACCCCGCCGTCAGGATGATCACCGTGGGCACGCTAGGAGGCCGTGAAGAAGCCGCCCGGTGAGGCGCCCGACGCGGCCTGGATACCGACCGTGAACGCCGCGTTCGTCGCCGACACGTTGGCCTGCGCGGTGTCCAGGTCGATCAGGGCCAGGATGGGCACGTTCGCGTCGGTCGTGTCGACGATCACCGCATACTTGGCGGTCAGCGCGCCCGAGGCGGTCCAGGCCGGCGACGTCGCGGTGAAGGCGACCCCCCAGGTGATGTAGACGGTCGCGCCGGCGAGCGAGCCGCCGGTGACGGCGTAAGCCGTGGTGCCGGGCGCGTTGACCGCCGGGAGGGCGGAATAGTTGCCGCAGTTGGCCACGCCCGAAACCGCGGTCAGGGCGCCCCCCGAAATCGTGCCGCCGAAGGTGGCCGTGGCGCCGGCCGTGCCGCCCGAGAGCGACAGGGTCACGGCGCCGTTCGTGCCGCCCGAACCGCCGGCGCCGAGGGCGACCGCGGCCACGTAGTAGAACACCGACACGCCCGACAGGGTCGCGCCCCCCGCGGTGTAGCCGTTGGCGGTGGCCAATTCGTTCGCCGAGACGTCGGCCCACTTGGCCAGGCCCGAGGTTCCCGAGAACGAACCCAGCTGCGCGGCCGTCGCGCCGGTCGAGGCGCCCAGCGCGGCGGCGGAGCTGAGCAGCCGGCAGGCCAGGGTGTCCGCACCGGTCAGGTTGTCGGCCTTGGCCAGCAGGCGCTGTTTGGAGGGACCGGGCACCGCCCAGGCTGAAGCGGACATGAGCCTACTCCCAGAATTCTTCGGTGATGAGGGATTCGACGGTCTCAGGCAGGCCGGTCGGGCCGAGCTTGACCGGGTTGGACTCGTCGCGGTTTTCGTAGAGGGCGCCGACCAGCATGGTCAGCGCCGTGCGCGTGGCCTCCGAGATCGCACTGGCCGCGCGGCCGGCCACGAAGCGGATCACCACGCCTTCGACGGCATCGAGACCGATCAGGGGCAGGACGGAACCGAACGCCGGCCGGATCTCCAGCGTGTGACCGGAGGGGGCGGCGACATAGAGGCTGGGGTCGAGCGTCTGCTGCACGCCCTGCAGGTCGACATACTTGATCGAGACCACCCCACCGGTGGCGACGGGCGCCACCGGCAGGCGAATGCGGGCCGGCCAGTACGGCAGCACCCATTCGAGGGTCTGGGTGAGAAAACGACGCTGCGTCGCCGCCTCGAGCCGACCCAGCGCGGTCAGGATCAGGCTGTCGATCAGAAAGTCATCGTCCGAGTGGTCGATATGCAGTTGGTCCTTGACCCGCTGCAGAGCGGCCGGCCGCTCGGTCGGACCCGTGACGACGCGCAGCGTCATGTTCAGCCCTCGCCCTAGATGACTTGGGTCTGGGTGGTCGCGACGTTGCCGGAGTCGCTGGCGGCGCCGTAACGGGGATCGAAGCCCTGCACCAGGCCGCCGATCAGGCAAGCCGCGGTCGCGGGCGTGATCGACAGGCGGAAGAACTTGAACCCGTTGGCGAAGTCCAGGTCTTCCTGCTTGAGGTTGATGACGGCCTGTTTGCCGTCGTCGGTGTTGGCCTTGGTGAACTGGGTGATGGCCTTGCCGGTCACGTCCTTGGCGCCGGTGCCGGAGTTGTCCGACGCCTGCTGCAGCTTGGCGTCGACGGTGGCCGAGGCGCCCAGGACGCCCAGCTGCACGGTGGCCATGTAGTTGTGGAACACGGTCGCGTCGATCCAGCCCGAGGCTTGCACGGACGAGGCCGAGATCGGCGCGATGACCCCAACGGTCGAGGCCCGCTGGGACGGCTTGAGATTGACTTCCATCAGGAGGCCCTTTCGTGAGGTGGCAGGGGTAGGCGGTAGGCGACGCGAACTCACGCCGCCGACGAACCGGGTTCGCCGGCGGCGCTCAGGCGGGAACCGCGGTTAGCGGTTCTGCAGGTTGACGAAGTGCGACTTGGTGGTGGTGCCGCGGGCCGGGCTGACCGGCTTCGCCAGGTAGGGCTGGCCGCCGACCCGGAACGTCCAGCGGAACGACTGGATGTTGTAGTCGAAGAACAGGTGGATGGAGGCCGCGAAGTCGAGGCCGCCGCCCATCTTGGTGGCCAGCAGGTAGCCGTCGAGGTTGATCAGATTGATGTCGCCCGAGGTGCCCAGCGTCTGCGGATGCTCGGACCACATCAGCGGCTTGCCGTTGAGGAAGCCCTCCCAGGGCGAGGCCTGCAGGCCTTGGTTCATCGGCAGCCAGGCCGCATTGTTGCCGATGGTGATCAGCCCGAGCTGCGGCAGAATGTCGGAATTCGCGAGATACATCGGCCGGCCGCCGCCGGCGCGATAGAGGCGCGACTCCATCTTCAGCAGGTTCGCCGCATTGAGCGTCGCCGCCGCCTGGCCGGTTTCCTTGGACACGGTCACGGCCGCGGCCGAGTTCATGAAGCCGAGCGGCTTGCCGTTGCCGTCGCCCCACATGATCGCGTCCGAGGCGGCCCAGTTGATCGCCATCGCCGCCCGATTGGTCAGGCGGTTCTGCAGCCGCGGCGCATCGTCGAGAACTTCCGACGTGGCGTTGACGAAGGCGTAGAGCTCGTGGAGCTGCACAGTGGCCTGGGCTGCCGCCAGCTTCGAGGCGGTCATCTGGCCGGCCTCTGCGCGCCAGTAGGCTTGGACGCCCGAGGCGCCCCAGGGGGTGGTCTCGTCCTTCGGGATGCTGATCGAGTTGGACGACGTCGGCTCGGGCGTGATCATCGAGAGCAGGTCGTTCTGTTGGAACACGAGCTCCCAGACGTTCTGGCGGAAGTCGATCGGGACCAGGAAACCTTCGCCGGCGGCGCCCTGGTTCTGGTGGAAGTTGGTCGGGGCGGCGCCCTTCTCCGGGTCGCCCGGATCGGAGTAGTTGAGGCGCGCGTCGAAGCCCTGGTTCATGCAGCTGGACTGCACCGCGCGGGCGAACTCGCCCAGGCTGCGGAAGCCGGACGTGCGGGCCGGGTCGGCGCCGAACGAACGGGCCGCCGCCCCATAGGGCGAAACGAGGCCGCCGGCGGCGCGCGACGTCGAGAACAGCGCGCCGCGGCGAGCCGCCTTCTCCTCGGCTTCGATCTCGGCGTCGAGGGCCGTCACCTTGGCCTCGGCGTCGTCGATCGCCGCGTCGAGCTGGGTCACGCGCTGCTCTTCCGCCTCGGTGCGCGAATCCTTCGCCGACAGGGCGTTGAATTCTTCGAGGGCCGCCTTGCCGCGCTTGGCTTCGTCTGCGCGCTGCTGGCGGAGTTTCTTCAGGTCCTTCGGCATGGGAAGGGGTCTCCGTTGCAGCCGGGGCATAGCGCCGGAGCCCTGTGGCCCCGGCGGAGCACAGGCGGCGATGGGAAGGGACGAAAGGGGAGCGACGAACCGGGTTCGTCGCTGGGGTTAGAAGGACAGGATCGCCGAGCGGCGACTCATCGAACCGCGCTTCACGCGCAGGCCGGCGAGCACGTCGGACATGGTCGCGACGCGATCGGCCATCCCCATGGAGACGGCCTTTTGCGCGGACACCGTGCGGCCCTGGCCGAAGCCTTCACGCACAGCCGTCTGGGACGTGCCGCGACCGGCGGCGACCGCCTTCACGAACCGCTCGTGCGCGTCCGCGATTTCTGACGCCCAGTGCGCCTTGGCCTCGTCGGTCAGGGCTTCCAGCGGGCTGCCCTCCGCCTTGAACGGAGTTGACCGCATCACCGTCGCCTTGACGCCGAAGTCCTCAAGCATCTTTGAGACGTCGAGATGCACTGCGATCACGCCGATGGAGCCGACGTCGGCCGAGGGGCTGACCACCAGTTCGGACGCTTGGCTGCCGATCCAGTAGGCCGCCGAGGCCATGAGGCTGTCGGCCACGGCGATCACGCGCTTGCGGCTCGCGACGTCGGCGACGGCCGAGGCGGTTTCCGGCGTGCCCGCGACCGTGCCGCCCGGGCTGTCGACATCGAGCACAACGGTGCCGACGTCCGCGTTCTTGTCGGCGCGGTCGAGCGCGTCGCGGAAGCTCGCCAGGGCCCCACGGTTGGTCAGCACGCCCTGCAGCGACAGGATCGCGATGCCGCTGGGCGCATCCGGCGAGGCGGACCGCG